CCGTCGGCACGTTTTACCGGCTTTAGACCATAGGGAGCAGCTGTAGTAGCCATGATGCTCTTCCTCCAGATTTATTTACTTTTGAAGTAAAGAGCCTCATTGCCCCTTACCTTATAGTTACCGCGAACTACGCTCAGGTTTAAGCATAGGCATCCGCGGGTCAGACTCACGCATGTAGTTTCTATCGACAGCCTCAGCCTGATTTTGTGCAGACTCAAGTTGACCATGAATACGATCATCTCTTAGTTCGGTCGGGATAGCGCAAAGCAATAACCCACCAACTTCGATATTGTCTTTAAATCGAGAATCAATATCTGACATGATGTGTAGCTCAGGATAATCCACTGCCTTTACGGGCACATAGCCATCACGAAACCTCCCAGAGACATTTGTCATATCTGCGTTACCCAATGTAGATGTGCGAATCCAGCGAAACGAAAGTCCGTCTCGTGGTTCGGGGGTAGGTAGCATTGACGAGCGCTTCCAAGGTTTACGACGTTCTCCCGCTTCGCGGGTTTCGGTTGTACGTGGTTTTCTATCAGCCATTTTGCATATCCTTTAGCTTTTGCGCCGCATATTCTTTATTAGATAATCCGAGACGCTTGGCGATTGCGGCCTCAGATGAGGAGATGACAACTTTATTGCGTGATGTGGCGGTATTTCTACCACCCGGGGCCACCACGGAGCCAGCTTTACGTTGTGGTTGTCGAACCTCGGGTTCCACGTCCGCAAAGCGATCTGGGTATCGAGACCGCATGGCCTCGTTTATCTTACTATAGTACACATCTGACGTAGAATCAACGCCTGTCTCTAATAGTTCTTCATGTATGAGCATAGCATACCTTGTCATGCCTGTGTCTTTCTGGAACCAATCGTTCTCAGCTACCCATTCCTGTGCCTTACGATCTGGTACAGGGATACGAGGCGCTGCTTGCGGTGCTGGAGCTTGAGACTGGTCTTGTACAACCCTCTCTGCTGGTTTCCAGTTTTCTACACGATCAGCTTCGAGCTGTAGCTTAGACAATGACATTTGCGCTTCAAGCACAGCATCGGTGTCCCCAGCTTCATAAGCTTCTTTGTAGGCGCGTTTAGCACTATTAAGTTCTGATGCTACTCGTGCCTTGGCTTCATTAACCAATACACCTTCACCTTCAGAAAGATTTTTACGGAGACGTGCTGCTTCGTTCTTCTGCGATTCTGCATACTGAACTGCCACTTCACGTTCGCGTTCAGCTTCTTCCTTACGACGACGTTCTTCGTGATACTCGAACTTTAGCTTCTTGATACGCTTCTGTACCGAGTCGCTGTGCTTCTCAAGCTCTTCGTCTTCTGGGATATCCGCCTCGGCATCAGCTGCCCTACGTGGACGACCTTTGTCCTCTTCAGGAGTATCGTCAGCGATTTCGACTTCAAAATCATCTTCACCTTCAACGTCTACTTCTAACGCTCCGGTCTCTACTACTGTGTCTTCAACGACTGTTTCTAATTCTTCACTCATGCTCTACTGTACCCCCGTGGGTCTTCGACTACCGCTTCAACAGTATCGTCGTTGATAATACGGAACTCTTTGTTATGTAATTTAAAACGTGTACCTGAATACGAACGGAAGATGATAAAATCACCTTTTTCGCACCAAGGTCCATTCGGGAACCGCTCTTTGTCAGTATAGGCTTCTGCACCTATACTTATGACATATCCAATAATGGTCGCGGTTTCTTCCATTTTGGTTAAAGAATCGGGCATATAAACACCGCCATCTGTCTTGCCTTCAAGTTCTGGGATTGCGATAAGCAGCTTATAACCTTTCGGTTCGGGCAATTTTGCCAGTAGTTGCTTGTCGTCTACTTTGTCGGTAGCGTACATCTTCGTCTCCTGCAGTGATTAAAGGCTCACAGCGCCCTTTGCATGGATTATTCCACGTTATGTCATATATGTACACGTATGATATCTAATCTTCAATATACCTTTGTTCAATATCTTTAACATCATTACGTATAATAGTTAATGCTTCATACTTCCCTACTAGCTTCCAGTAGGTCTCTTGGTCTTTAGCGCCGCCCTCTGCGAGATGTTCGGCGATAGATGTGCGACTTTCTTCAAGTCGGGTTAGTACATGGTGAAATACAGTATCAGCCATCTAAGTTCACTTTCTCTGCAATATCTAGGGCTAGGCGGGCTGCAGATTCTTTCTGGTCTGTTTCAAGCTCGGCCACCTTAACGCCGATACGTGCCGCCTCTTTCTCTTCCTCAGAGTCGATACGCGCTTGTTGTAGTCGGGCGTTCTCTTGTTTAGCCATAGCGTCGATGTTTACTTTCAGCTTGTCCATCTCGATCTTATGTTTCAGCTCAGTCTCTTTAATCATCAACTCGCGCTGCTGTATTTGAGTAAGTGGGTCGGCTTGTTGTGCCGCTGCTTTCTCTGCAGACGCTTCAGCTTGGTCTTTCTTGAACAACTTCTCTGCGGCTTGTGCAGCTAGACGTGAAACTTGAAGTTCTACATCTTCTGGTAGCGGTGCCTCTGGGTCTGGTAGTTCTACACCCAACTGTTTCTGTATCTCCACACGGTACTGCAGGGCTACGTGTTCCGTAATATGGGACATCATAGCAGACTGAATTGCGCTTGCGAACGGTGATTGTCCCACAATTTGCATGATCTTAGGGTCTTGCATCGCCATCATGTGTGTCTGGATGTGCGCTTCGTGGTCTTGGTAAGCGAAAGGTTTGACTGGTTCTTGTTTAAGAATAGCCATATTCTCCGTTACTGGGTCAGCAGGTTTAATATCATCTGGTAATTTAATGATGTCCTCCGCATCCTTGATGCCTAGAACCTCTAACATTTGGCGATGTAGTTTGCCCATGTCGTACATTTGAGGTGCTTGTTGCGCTAACTGTAGGGCTGCTTGGTACTGCATTATGCGCTGTGCCATTGTAGCTGCGTTAGGGTCAGATACCGGAATAACGTCCACCCGACCATCAAAGTCAGATATACGGTCTGCAGGTTCATCCATCTCGTACGCATATTCAGCGGGCATGTAGTCATGTACGATCCCAGCTAAGATACGAAGCTCTTGTTTCATAGCTGCGTGTAAGCGAGCCTGAATACCAGACATAACCTGCATAGAACGCTCCATAAGCGCCAGAGTTGTGCCTACAGGAGCTTGGGCGTTGATATCACCCACTTGTATGTCACCTACAGCTCCAATACGTCTTCCCTCGTCTACGACGTTGCCTAAAAGACTGTAAAGTACGCTTGATGGCTCTTTATAAGGTAATGGAACAATCGCATCCTTAATAGTACCTGCCGGTACATCTACATCTCGGAACTCACCGGGCATGATGGGAGTGTTGTCCCCGGTGATACGCATGCCTCGGGCTTTAAAGCCTGCAGGGAGGTTAGACAGCGTACCTGCGTCAATAAGTTGGCGCATGATGGAGGTGGCAGACTTTGTAAGGCCACCAAGCGTATGTATAAGCCCTGTGCCGTAGAAGCCCATACCGGGCAAATACGGGTAGTGTACGACGTGCATACGTTTCTCACGTTTGCTATCGTCTTCGTACCAATTTCGGCGAATAGACAAGACGATGCTAGATGACTTATCAACTGTCACTACGTAAGGTAGCGCAACGCCATCTATATCGTCAAAAGGTTCCGGCAAGTCTAAATCTACGTGCATCTCTAAGATAGTATGCCGTGGATCGTCAGAGAAAGTAGGTTCAGAACCTTCTAGCTCGTTGTATTTTTCTTCAATGTCAGTAACATCCCTAGTTGCTTCAGGAAGCTCAACATCACGATAGAACCCGTTCACTTGTAGCTTGAGTACTTCTTCGGGTGTCTTCTTCATAACGTGTGTAAACCGCGGGGCTGTACGTAAGTTAGACGCACCGTAGGACACTACGAGGTCTTCTGCAGGTACAAACTGGGATACAGGGCGTTCTGTAATAGGATCGAAGTATATTTTCTTGAACGCAGAGCCCGCCATAGGCAATTTAAACAGCATCTGCTCCATTTCGTCACGATAGTCGGGCATTTTCTCAGTAATGAGGTAGTTAAGTTCAGTCTCAACACGTTGTGCCTGCTCAAACTTCTCAGTTGTTACTTTACCTACAATCTTACTACGTACTGGGCCTGCTGCTGGAAGAAGTTCCCCCATCGCTTGTGCTTGGAATTTAACCACTGCCTCGGTCATCATAGGGTGGTACACGCCAGAAGCACCGTTCCACGGCTCCGTACGCTCCTCCACTTTCATACCTAAAAGGTCCATACCCTTAATATAGGCACTAGCCCACTCACCACGAGACTCACGATCAGATGAAAAATGTTCTATCAGTTCGTTTGCTATTTCTTCTAGTTCGTCATCCTCAATGTATTCGGCGAGGTTAGAGTCGTGAGAGACATCTTCGTCCATTTCAGGAGTGTCACCAAACTCAATAACAACTGATCCATCGTCCATTTCGACTTCTACAGCCTCGGGGTCTTCTACTACGACCGTTAGATCGGGGGATAAAGACTCCTCGGATGTTTCAAGGATATCACTAGGTTCCATAGGTTTTTCGACTGCCATGTTTTTGCCTCACTCTGTGCGTTTGATGGCACTATAGCAGATATAGTACCTAAATAGAAAGATATCTTCGTAGGGTGGGGACACAACGAACGAGGGAGAGCCGATGCGCAGTGTCCCCACGGACGCTACCAACGTCCTGTAGACAGCCATACTACACATGTACATGTATGTCATCCCCATCAATAATACGCCGCCCTGCGATGTAAATACGAATCATCGTCTTCCATATCCGTAGGTAAGCGGATAAATCCACCCTGACGGAATCTTAGGAGAGCCATGACCGTACTATCGACCAAGTCATCGTTCGACATGAACGGAAACCCAGCCACTTCTTCTACAAGCTCGTCCGCCCAGCGTGTCGCCGGTACCCAGACCATGCCTGAAGATATAATATCTGATACAGAGTTGAGCCTTGCCAACTTATCACCAGTCCCCCGGTGGGGTGTATACTCGGTGACGGGCAGTCCCATGCGTCTCATCTCTTGATAAAGTGCAACTCCAGAGCTTTTCTTCTCCACAATGAACGCATCAGGGTCCCAATGTCTGTAGTTTTCCATCGCCAACTCTTTGAGTTCGGGAAATTCCAACCGTTCTTTTATGCTGTCAAGTAAAATAATGTTATGTGAGCTTGATTCTTCATGGAAGAACACGCCCCAAGTGGTAAGCGCGGTGTAATCGGCCCTATTATGCTTCTCTGCGGCCGCATCTAAGGACATAATCACGTACTCAACGCTTGGCATAGTGTCATTTTCCCAGATATTCCACCATTCACGCTTGACAATCGACGCTTCTTCAGATGTGGGCTGCTGTTGATACTGCGAGTTCCACTGGAACGCAGGCATCGAAGCCTTGGTTCGTTCTAACGCGGGGAGATCAAAGAACTCTGGCCACAAAGGTTTCTTTATTGGCTTACCATCTTTGTCCTCAGAGTCTAAAATAGCTGGAAACTCAACGATTTCGTACTGATCGGCCATCTCATTCTTGACCATATCGTTGGTTACACGCCCTGTCAGGTCGTCCATATGCCATCTAGTCTGCACGATAGCTACACGCCCGCCGGGCATTAGCCTTGTTCGCGCTCCGAAGGTAAACCATTCGTAGGCTTTTTCAAAGACAGAAAAGTTCCCGTTGATAACATCTTGTTCAGAGTGTGGGTCGTCAACCAGCAATAGGTCAGCCCCACGCCCAGCCAAAGCAGAACCAATACCACACGCAAAATACTCTCCTCCAAAGTTTGTATTCCATCTCCCCGCTGATTTACTGTCCACCGCAAGAGAAACCTCCGGGAATATGGACTTATAGTCGTCTAAGGCGATCAGGTTACGGACTTTACGTCCAAAATCCACCGCCAAGTCTGTGGTGTGCGACACCATCATTACTTTCTTATCAGGATTCCGCCCTAAAAACCAAGCGGGGTAAAATATCGACACGAGCTGCGACTTACCATGACGCGGGGGTATGTTTACGCACACCCTGTCCTTACCATCCTTAGCTGTCGGCCCACGTTCAACGTCCATTAACATGTTTGCAAGTATGCGGTGATGCCTCCCAACCTTATAATCTGGCTGCATCCGCTTGCAAAACTCTATCAGATCGTCGTGCGCGGCCTTATTTGTCTGCCGTGAGGACAATTCCCCCACGATTGAGTCTATCTCGACCAGCTCTTCAGGACTAAACGAGTCCAGATTGTCCAATATGTGCTGGATATCCTCCGGAGAGAAATCCATATCTTTAGCTAAACTAGCTAAATTGTCAGACATCGAGCCCTAGCTCCTTATCTACGTCGATAACATCCCCATTTATTGTAATCGCGTCCTCAATCTCTTCAGGATTCACCAGTCGAGACAGCTTTTCGCGCAATTTGTCCTTCAGATCGTCCGATGTCTGGTGCGTTATAGTCACTTCAGACTTCTCAGCGAACAACCCAACGTCTGAGACCTTACCCAACAGCTCCAACGCACGTATGCGTATCCGCGGATCAGGGTTTTCGGTCTCTTCTATCAGTTTATTTGTCACTAAGTGGCGTACCTGCGTCGCACTTTTCACCACAGAGTGCCCAAAGTCCTTCAGGATTCTATCTGTCAGCAATAAAGTCGCGGGTGTCAGCTGGGCCACTCGTTTCGGCGTTGCAACTTTGGATGTTTTTTGAGGGTTCTCAGCATAAGATACAGCTAAAGCCGCCGCATTATCCTTGTCTTCACTGGTTGCTTCGACCTCTAACCCGTTGGCATGCAGATACTCTACCGTCTTCGCAGCTGCAGACGTTTTGATCGCAAGGTCTTTCATGTCCGGAGCTTTGCGGGTCGGTACTCCGCGCTCAGGTTCAATATGTATAGTCATTTTTAGCCCTCGTTTGTGCAACTATACAAAAAATTTTCCAGCATTTCAATCCAGTTTGATAGGAGACGTTTTTATATACGAGGGGGTGGGGTAACTTAGCGCGCCGAAAACGCTAGGTAGGGGGGTCTGTTTTGATACCCGTGACGATACTTTGTGGAGCCGGATTCGTTTTTGGAAAAACGTAAAATATTTGTACAGAATAGTATTATAAGGAGCCACCGCCCCTAGGTACGCGTAGGGGGGTCGGGGGTAGGTGGGGTCTCGTAGTTTAAAACTACAAGCGCGATACTGTGACATAACACATGTAAACAAGTATACTGGTGTTATCAAAAGCGAAACATGATGTGACGCTAGATAAAATATTCTATGAAAGGAATATACTATGACTAAAACTAACCAAAAGATTAATCAATCAAACGTAGTGCTAGGTGACAAATTTCTCAAAGCATTAACTGTCGATAGTAACAAATCGAAAGCGGCCGATGTCGCTAGAGGTGAGTTGATAACTAGGGCAATCGATAATGGTATCGACTTTACTAAAAAGACCATGTCGAAAGAACAGATTAAACAAGCTATTCAAATCATATCTTTACGCTTTCCAAAAGATGCGCAAACTCTTTTGAGTAAAACAGCGGCCGAAGCAGACGGAGCAATCGCCGCTTGTTTCAAAGGTGAACGTTTCAATACTCAAGGCCGTCCAAAAGACTGGGCGTTTTGGAATAACAAAGCGAAACGCATTATGAAGCAAATGGCCGACGCTATTGTTACTCGCGGAATAACTGAAGCACGTATCGCTAAAACAGGTAACAAGAACAGAAGTTTGGTCGAACGTCTATCAGACGAATGTAACAAACTTTTCAATGCTGTTATTGTAGCAGACGTCGATACCTTGTCAGATGATTTCGATACTGAAGAGGTTATTGCAGGTTTCAAGACTGTTGCAAAAAATGCAGGTTTTCAATTAGTCAAAAAAGCCAAGTAATAAAACTTAACTTGGAGCGGCCGCGGCCGCTCCTTACTAACATTCAATAGAGGAAACAAAACAATGTTGAAAGAACTACCATATACTGTCGGAGATCAAGACCTGATCGACGAAAGATGGAACTGGAACCGTATCGGCAAAGTAATGATCGGTGTTATGATCAAATGGGACGACGAAAAGTTTGATAGGTTTTTTAATGCAATCAAACCACAATTACCGCCAGATGAAATTGAAGAAATTTTAAATCGTCGTAAATGGTATACTTCGTGCCATGATATATTAAAACAACCTAGCCAAATGTCTTTTACATTTGCACCAAAATAACTACACGCGCCGAGCCGAAAGGTTCGGCGCTTTTTTTGTGTCTTTTTTTGCGGAAGCC